CAGATGTTGATGGCGATGGTCATGACAACGACTCCGATAATTGCGTGTACATAACCAATGCAGATCAGGCTAACTTGAATGGTGGTATATATGGTGATGCATGCCTGGATGGCGGAACACCTAGCACAGAAGACTCTGATGGTGATGGGGTTATTGATTCCGGTGAAACAGATATAAGAGAAAGCGGCGGGCGTACAAGTGACTTTCGTGCATCTTGGGGAAGTTATACGCGGTCTTCAAATGATTCGTTTTTCACATCAAGCCGAGGCATGAAACATTAAATAGGAAATCAGTTCCTATTTAGAAAGTGAGTTAAGATGGCAAAGGTGAAATTAAAATTTCCAAAGCATCTTTGGACAAAAGCGGACACCGTTCGATTGGCTCAAAATACACTTGCTTCAATTAAACTTAGAACCTCCAAAGGTCTAGACGCGGATGACACTAATTTTGATAAATATTCAACGAAACCAATTTACATACCAATTGGAAAAGGAACCGGGGCAAGATTAAAGCCAAAAGGCGGGCGGGTGAGTAGAACCGGTAAATCTGTATTTTATCAAGATGGGTACCGACAATATAAACATGAATCAAGAAAACGCGGCGGGCAAAATCCAAATCAAGACGATTCCGCCGAAGTTGATTTAATTTTAAGCGGTGCTTTAATGAATAATCTTGTGATTACCAAAGCTACTCAAACAAGTTTTAAAATTGGTTTAACTTCTCATGTAAAATATTACGGTTATCATGTTAACGAAAAACGGGAATTTATAGGGTTATCTCAAAAAGATGTTAAAATCTTAACTCAAACGGTTCAAGATGAAATAAGGCGTAAATTAGAGAGTGAAGGAAAAAAGAAATGAGCCAAGGAATATTTAAGAGTCTTGAAAAAATTGAAAACATGATTGAAGCAATCGACCCTAAAACCGACGCCCATCAAGGATTTGTTGCAATCCAAACCGGAAACGGTCGAACTTTATCTTTAGATCAACGCCCCAACACCAACCGATACTTTGAAATAGAAACCGTTACTTTTGCACAAGATGATGGATTAGCGGGATTAAGCGGACGGAAAAGGACTTCTTTAGAATTAAGAGTTCGTTATGATATTCCCAACGATTTAGGATTTTTAAAAAGAATTATTAATGAAGATGCTTCAAAGTTAATTGATACTTTAAAGGGTCCAAATTATAATTTATCTTTAACCGGTATAGTATCGGTAATTCCTGCAATTCCATCAACCGAACCAATTTTAGACGCCGCCGGCGATTTGTTGGGTTTTGTGTTAATTGTCCCTTTTGATCTTTTATATTTGGAGGAATAAAAATGAGTGTTACTCACCGTTCCCTATCTGTGATTAATGAAACTACTTTTGGATCTTTGGATTCTACAACCGGTTTACCATCAACTTCCGGCCTTTCTTTTGTTTCGATTCCTTGCGAGCGTGACCCTATCATTATTTACGGCGAACCGATTGCAAGCGAAAGAACCGACGCCCGAGACGGATCTTATGGTTTACCACCGGAGCCGGATACGGTTTTTTCTTCCGGTTCACGTGTTCGCCGGCGAACAGGTCAAGTAAATCTTAGATTAGATTTAACAACAATTGGAACCGACGCGGATAATTATGACACTAACTATTTGGGTTATTTATTGGGGGCCGGCTTTTTAACTGCAAAGCATACAATGACAAGCGCGGCGGCTACAAATGTGTCAAACAATAATCTATTTACACCGACTACTAACACGGATTTTTCGGTAGGTGCTTTGCTCGGTTGCAATATTGCCGGGCGGGCGGAATATACAGCGGTGACCGATAATGATGAATCCGGCGCGGTTGCAATTTCGCCGGCTTTATCTGATTTAGATGTATCAACCACTTTAAGAGCGTTACAAACATGGTACCCCGGAAGCCGAGCGGCTACCGGTAATAAAGTTTCTTCGGTTGCTTTTCAAGTTCAAGGTGTAGACTTTTTAACTAATTGTTTTGGGTGCGTTTTAGAAACCGTTTCGATTTCACTTGATAACGGGCGAATTATGGCGGATCTTACTTATCAATCTGCATGTATTCAAGATGATCATTCAAGTGCTACCGCACCGGTTGAGCCGTCTTATAATTCCGGCTCGCCGCCGTTTTTTCGCGGGTCTTATGTTGTAGTCTCTTCAACCTCACCTACTAGTTTAACCAA